CGCCAGTGTTATCCGGCCCGGTGCCGTTCATATAGACGAAGGCATTCGTCTTTCCAATGATCAGCTTATCATCCATGACCGATAGCGACTTGATCGGGCCCGTCGGGATATTGGTGCCGACAGTCTGCGGGATGAAGATCGTGAGCAGATCCGACATCTCGACCGGCGTCGCTTCGATGACCTGCTTGCTTGGCCACAAAAGATTTTGATCCTCAGCATCAACGATCCACAGCCGGGTATCGAACAATGTGAAGATGTTGCTGGCGGGTGCATTGACGTCCTCGAGAACACCGCCATTGGTATAAATGATGTTGTTGCCTAGGATCGTGGCATCGGCGTTTGTGTCGACAAACGTCACAGTATCAACCGTGGGATCGTTGAGCAGCGGCGAGCTGATGCTAGTCGTCTGATAATAGACTTCCTGCGCCACAGACCAGCGGTAAACCACGAGTTTAACGGGGCTTGCGATCTTATAAGTGAGACGCAGCGTCGGAATATGCAAAGTCACGCTGCCTGCGGTGCCGCTGCCCGTCGTCGTGACAGCGATGGGTATCGAGGGCGCTGAGCGGAAGGCGTTGCCCTGATTGTCGGTCCACTCATAAGTGAACTGATAATAATAAGCATTGTCATTGGTTGAACCGTCAGGCTTTGCCGCCATGGCACCGCCGGTATCACTCCAAGTCGCCTGATCCGCAGGATTTGCGATGTCGGTATCGGGATATAAGAAGAAATTGTGCTCAACCGGCAGATTGCCATCATACATCCACAGGAAACCGCCGGTTATGTGCAAGTCTTGGCCGATTTCTGCGGTATCGAGGCCTGTCGTGCCGAAGGCCAGCGTCGCTAAGTTGATACCAGTCTGCGAATAGATGCCGGCGACCTGATTGCCGGCGGGAACCGCGGTGTTTTTGTTCACGGCGGCGATGAGGTCCTTGTAAAGGTAAGCAAACTGTGCCGTCGTGCCAGTCACCGTGGCGCCTGGGAGCCCTGTCGTTAGATAGCCGCCGCCATTCTCATAGGCGAGCTTTGCTGCGACCTGTGGCGCAGCCGCAGTCGTCGTTGAACCGTTGATCAGGAAATAAGTCGGCTGATATGGGCTTTGGAATGCTCCGAGGAAGTAGATCTGACCCGAGATGATGAAGGCCTTCGACGCCAGACCGACGCTGCGTACCGCGACATAAGGCGTGCCGACCGTCGACGTCATAGCAGTGACCGTCACGGCATCGATGAAATGTGTGGGAATGCTCGAGTCCCAGGCATAGTTGTTGGCGACCTCGCCGAATATCCAGCACATCCCGTTCTGAGCTGCTGACGCGAGATTCAGGAACGTACCTGAGGCGATGATCTCCTGCGGCGTCATCACGACATTGAGATTTTGATCGACGGCAAGCGAATAACCGGTACTTGATCCGCTATTATAGTAACTTACATAGATGACGGGATTTGATGCGGTAGTGTCTGCAGTGACCGTCATCATGGTCGCGATCTGGCCAGCAAATGTCGTCGCGGCTACTGGCGCACCAAGCGTCGCATTGAGATAGGTGACTTTGACCGCTTGACCGCCCGAGGTCGTGTCATAGGCCACGAACAGCTTGGTTCCGACCACATAGCCATCCCAAGCCAATGTCGACGCCGGCATGTAAGATGCGGCAATGTCGGTATTGGTGCCGGCCACCGCAGGATTCATGACGCTAATCGCCACATACTGCAAATGGTAAGTGCCACCAATATCATTGGTGAACACGAGCACGAAATAATTGCCAAGCACAAAGACACGCATGCCGCCTGATACGGTGCCGGAACTCACGGGAATGACGGTCGGCGCCACGATGTTCTGGCCAGTCACGCTGTCAGCGATGACATACTTGTTGGTCGTCGTGCTGCCATTGGTCTCGAGATAAACCGTGCAAACGAGTCCATTAGGCGCTACGGCGCTATCGCAGGCGGTCTGATTCAGGTTGTTCCTGATGATCGGCAGCGTCGTGATCGCCATCGGCGTGATGGCGCCCTTAGCCACCCAGGTCATATTGGCTTCGTTATAGGCGGCGATGCGCGGACCTATGGCCGTAAGATTGCCATTGAGTGTCGTCAGATAGCTGTAGGTAGTATCTGGGAGATCGGCGAGAAGCCCATAGCCATTACGCTTCTGAAGAAGTCCGCCCTTGCTGAAGATCGTATTTTCGAGTTTCAGGAAATTGCCGATAGCGACGCGCTTTGGATCAGTCTTAAGATCCAAGCCCTGTGCGAAGCTGATGTCGATTCCCTGTTTCACGCGTCCTCAATAATTGCAGCATATTGCATAGGCATCCGTACCACCTGAGCCAGAAACCGCGCATTGCCATGTCGTTGTTGATGCCGGATAACTGGCGAGGAGTGCCGTGGCGCCTGTATTGCATCCGCCACCAGTAAGAATCTGACCACTACCGCAGCTCACTGAAAGCCCCGATGCCACGACTCGACTACAACCAAATGGCACATTACCACCTGAAGAATGAAGAGTGGTCGTGCCCGATACTGACAAATTTCCGCCATTTATTGCAATATTGCCAGAATCCACTTGAATCCCATTGGTATGCACTTGGATGCCAACGTTAAAAGCGCCGCCACCACCATTGGTGTAAATGCCACCAGTAAATTGAGCCTCAGCACCGTTCGACGTAAAGCCATTATCGAAAGTCGTAGTACCTGTCGAAAATGTCGGATTTCCAGTAAATGATGGATTGCCACTGAACGTCGGACTGCCGGTTATCGTGCCGCCAGCAATCGTGGGCGCTGTCGCTAGCACCACCGCGCCGCTGCCGGTCGATCCCGCAGTGTTGTAAGATAAATTTCCGATATTATCGAGAGTTACATAATTTAAAGCGCCTGGAAGTGCAGCAGGGAGGCTGAGATTGTAATTCGCGGCAATGCCTGAGTTCGGCGAGATCGTCACGGTGTTGGAGTTCGCGACTTGATCACCGACTACCAGCGGCCCGACATTCATGGTGGCTGGCGTATTGGTCGCCGACTGCCATGTGAAGGCACCAGAGCTGTAAGACGCCGACGCCGTGCCAGAAGGAAGGCCCGTGATGCTGCCCGCCGTGCCGACGATTGAGCCCGATTGCGTTAGTCTGATCTGATTGCCGTTGCCATCGTTGTACCACAGATCAACGCCGGATTCATAGATGGCGCCAAGATCCGTGCCGAGACTAAGCGGCGCTGACTGTGGATAAAACCTGCCGCTTCTCAAATTCGTGGCGTTATTGTCCTGAAATGTCAGATCAGAGTTGATATTGAGGCCCGCAGGGGGAATCGGGACGCCGGAGCCCGGCGTGTGATTATGACCATCGATGATCGTCAAACTGGCGTTGATATTGTTCGCCCAATCAGGCCCGGGATCCTGACCAACGACAGGAATCCGAAGTCCCATGTTGGGGCTCGTGGTCACCTGGGCATAGATAATGCCGCCAAGACCCACAGCGATCAGGAACAGAGCGCAATATGTGCGTTTACTAGAAAACATAGAGACTCACCGTCGTTGGAGCCGATGCGACGAGCACCAGCGTGAGTTGGGGACTCTGATTGCTGCTCTGCTCATCATAGAATGTCGCTGCGGCGCTATTCAGGATCACGATATAGCCTTGTAGTTTGCGCCCGAGCTTATGAGAGATGATGTTGGTCCCGGCTTTGAGCACTTGCTGCGTCAGGATGCTGCCATTGACTATGGGATTGCCGAGTAGAGCGTTGAGGATCGCCGCCCAGCGCGTTCGCGCGAGGTCCCAGGGCATTTGGATCGGCAAGCTGGTCATCACCATCCGGCCTGCCCACCGCCGCCACCGGCGAAGCCTGTGCCGCCATAGACGGGATCCTGCCGCGTCTCGGAGATCGTGTCCGGCAAGCCCTCATCGCGATCCGCCGACGCATCCATGATGCGCTTCTGTAGGAACAAGATCTCGGCATCAAGCTTGTCGGTGTTGGCACCTTCCTGCTCTTTGTCGAGAGCATACTTGGCCGCGCGCACGATGACATAGCGCTCCCAGCCGCTGAAGCCGATCGTCGTCAAGTCAGAATCCTGGAGCAACGCCGGCAACCGCGGGCTATACCACCAGCGCATCTGCTGATTGCCGGCTGGCGTCGGGATGATGTTGACATTCTTGCCCATTGGGCGATAGCGCATGTTGTAGACGCCGTAAATCGTCGATGTGCTGTTGGGGTAGACGTACTTATTGCGCTGGATGAACGGGAAGCGCTCGAGCGTCACCCAGGCGTTGTTGCTGGTGTTCACGCCAAGGTCGATGCCCGCGAGCTTATAGAATGCCGTCGCCGGCGTCCCGATGGGAAACAGGCTCGGTGCGGTCGGTGGCTGTGGCGTGTTGTTGGGAAATGTGCCGCCAAGGAAGTTCGTGACGCCATCCGGCAGTGGATAATTCTGGAGAACGCCGTTGGTCTGCACGAAAACATACTGATCGGCGAAAAGATCCTCCTCAGCTTTGATCAAAAGGTCATAAAGCTCATACATCGCCAGCCTGATGAAGGCGTTCCATTCGCTCGTGACCACGAACTGAGAGTTCACGCGGTCTGCGGTTTGCTGACTCCTGAGTCGGAGCTCGTAAAGCGACATTTCCGACGGTGGCGCCGCGACCATCTGCACAATCGATGAGAATGGTGACTGTCCGCCGCCATTGACCGCGGCGACCTGATAATAAAAAATCGTGCCAATACCAGGCCTGGTGTCCAGATAGCTATTGGAGATCCCCGGCGTCGCAATGGTCGTGAAGTTCACGCCATCCGTGGACCGCTCAATGACGTAGCTCGTGGCGCCGAGCACCGCATTCCACGTGATGAGGATATTCCCATCAGCCTGCTGGGCATCGGCGTTCTGCGGTTGATATGGGACTGTCATCAGATCTCCTAGTAAAAGCGGCCACACTCATGGCGAGGAGTGCAGCCGCTTTCAAGCCAACGGAATATTTCCCCCCCATATCCCGCTAATCAATCAGATCCCATCAATCGTCGTCGTGCTGGCGTCAAAATCAAAGCGCATACCGACCACCGTGCCATCGGCCGGCGCCGTGGGCGTCAATGCCGTGTTCGTTCCCGAAGTCGGACCGCTGAACTGCAACATCACTTGGGCACCAGCATTGGTCGCCAAGTTGATATTGGCGATGACCTGATTGGGATCGCCGACTACCGTGACTGTTGGCGCCACGGCGACGCCAGGAAGGCCTACGGTGCCGGTACCAGGAATCGAGGCACTCTCGGCAGCGATGAAGGCTGTGCCGACCGTTGGCACCTGAACCGCTGGCACCGAGCCCGTGGCGGTCGCCGTTGAGATGCCGCCTGGGAAAAGACCCAGTGCGAGCCATTGCGCGAGAGTCGTGGTGCCGACTGAGGTAATGACATAGACGTTGCCCTTGGTGACGGCAGTCGTGCTAGTCGACGTCAGGGGCACGACCTGTCCAGAGAAGCCACCGAGATAATACCGGAAATTATTCTTAAACCGCACCAGCGCATAGCCAGCGACTGGATTCGGGTTAGTGACGCCATTGACCACGCCAGGCGTTGCTGACGTGTTCATGAACACCGATTCCACATAGCCATTGGACTTCAGAGACCGGATGCCGAGGCCGTTGCCATTGGCATGGTCAACGATGAAGTTCAGATAGCAGGCATTGAGGATGGTGACATTGGTGCCGAGCTTGGTGCCGTTCTGACCGAAACCGCGGGCGTAAGACATGGGAACCTCTGGTACCTGGGATTGATCTCCGGGAGGCCCAGGCGACCGCACCGGCAGTATGACCGCCGACGGCGGCCTTCATAGGCGTCCCGGGTGCTCAGCAAAATAATCCTAAAGTTTTTCCGGGAAGCGCCGATGAGTCTCTTGTTAGACGAAACGTCAAACAAAAGGAGACCAGCCATGACCGTCTTTGAATTGATGAAAAGATTGGAAAAAATGCCTGTGGGTGCCGAAGTGCAGATCCAGGCGAGCTTTGAAGGCAGTCTCTACTTTGAAATCACTGACTTGAACTATGCCTGCGCGGCCGGAAAGGACAACGAATATGTTGAACTCGGCTGCATGCTTTACAGCAAGATCCAGGAACCTCGCAAGCCCAGGAAATCAAAGAAAAAGGTGAAATAAAAGCCCCGGGACTAATCCCGGGGCCCCAATTCACCCTCACGGAGCGTTAGGCACTCAACTGAACATACATGTTGTAGCCAGGCGCCGAACAGATCTCGTTCCCATACAGGGCCACGCGAATCTCAAGGGCATCCGCGTTCCCAACCCGCAGACCTTCCAGGCCTTCCATGCCGTAGGTAAGGATGTGCGGAGCCTTCCCAAGGGTCCTGAGCTTGAAGGAATCGAGCGTCAGGACATAGGCCGTCTGGCTCGGACAGCTGCGATCGGCAAGCACCGGTATCTTGCCGTAAGCACTGTGGAAATGAATGGCCTCAAAGGCGACTTCCACTTCGTCATGCTCGAGCATGACGAAGTTGACCTTGGCCCCGAGCTCGTTGACGAGCGTCGTGTAGCTCACGAAGTCCAGAACGATGATGTCCGGCGCCGCTCCCTCGCGGTTCGCAAAGCCAAGAGCGTTCGTTAACCCCTCAGAAATGCTCATCGCGCTCGCATTGAACCGGAGTCCACCGAGACGCGTCGGGTCCGCGCTGCGGTTAACTCCCCAGAAATTGTCAGTCGCCGGAGGATCCACGCTCGGAATCCAAGCCGCGAGACCAGAGAGGCCCAACATGCCGGCGATGGTGCTGGATCCACCGATCCCGATATCCCCCAGGATCTGCAGGAAGTTCACGGTGCCAGTAGCCCAAGATGTCTGCGGCGCACCTTGGACCACGACGCCGGAGATAACCCCGGTATTGCGGTTCACGGTTTGCAGCTGGATGGCATCGATAGTGCCAGGCGTGTTCTGCAACGCCGCCCCGCCATCGGTCGCCGTCGCCTGTAGGGTCATCCCTCCTTCGAACTGCACGATTTGCTGGGGGTTAGACAGCGTCAGAGTCAGGATCGGCGCAGCATAGACTACCGAGGATGCCGCGAAGGTGCCGCGGGAAGCGGTACCGCCCGAGAAGCCCTCGAAGGCCATGTTGTTGCCGATGTTGCGGAAACCGTTATCTAGGGTCCTTGATGCCTCATCCACGAACGCGCCAGCATTCGATTTTGTCTGTTCCATCAACAGGTTAGTGATGGTCACCAATTGGTAGTCTTGGATCGCATACACGAAATAGCTGACGACAGACGACGCAGTTTGCTGATTCTGCGCGTTCGCAAAGGTGTGCGACCGGCCGGCTGGGTTAGAGTACTCGAGAGGGACCAGTTGTTATCGCAGGGGTTGTTATCCCTGCTTCTTAAACTTCAAGATGTAGTCGAGCAGACTCTGGATTATTTGCGGGTCCTCTTTGAGAAGGCCCAATGCCCGATTACACTTCGTGCAGAGTAGAGCACGAACGGCTCCGGTGCCGTGATCATGATCTACTGACAAAGCTACTTTCCTGCCGCGCCAGATCATCGTCTCTGGCTTCTTGCAGCAAGCACATGCGTGGTTCTGCTCTTCAAGCTTGGACTTGAACCAAGTCAGGTCGACACCACGATCTTGCTTGAGCTTTGTATCCTTTATTTTTTCAGGATTTTCTGTCCGGTACTTAGTCACCCTGGCGATAACTTTCGCCGGATCGGCTCGGTAAGCCTCCTTTCGGATCCGGCTGACGCAGCTCTTGCAGCGTCCTTCCTTGGCTAAGTTTTTGTAGAAAGCGTCCAGGGGCTTCGTCTCACGGCAGTTGCCACACGTTCGTTTAAGTTCGGCGTACATCATCACCTCACGGTGCCGGGGACTCTTGGTGGCTTATATTCTCCTTTTCGGAGTTTCATCCACTACGCTCTACGGTGGCCGAATTTCTTTAGTTTTTCGGCTTACCTCGGGATTGGCATTTCAGCTTCCCCCGATTTTCCCCAGTTTTACATCCCCATCAATCTAGGGATGTACTTGCCTGCAAACCCGTCCACATGAGGCAAGTTCAGAGAGACCCAACGGTATTAGGTAGGACTCTCGTTTTTTGGGACTAATGCGATGAACGGGTTTTTCGAATAAACCGCGTTCTTCATGTAGTCCTTGTTATCAGTATACAGCTCCTTAAGAGCTGCCAACTGATTGCCACTATTGGCATATTGCGGTGCGACTGCCATTTTAGACCTCCGGGCTCACCCGGAGGTGAGCCGCTATGATGTTTTAGGGAGCTGATTCCAGAAGGCCGCAAGAGCCCTCTGTTTCCTGTCCACCGGCACTTGTGCTGTGTCGCGGTTCGACAGTGTGCGCATGGGCGCACGTTGCTGCGGCGTCGGTGCTGGCGGCTGCAGCTTGGCCTGCACCTTCTTGAGACCCGCGGTCTTTAGGGTGTCCTCGAGACACAGATCTTCCATGTCCTGAAGTGCCTCTCTGGTGTCGAGTATCTCGCCTGTTTTCTGGTACCAGGCTTCGATGTACCCCATGACATCATCGAGCTTATTCATTTCACGGATCATCTCGAAGTCGTCACCTTGGGCGATCAGGGCCTGAGCTTCGCGCTTGATTTCTCGAAGCGCTTGTTGCTTTGCCACGGTGTCACGTTGGTCTAGCTCACTTTTGAACTGATCCTGAGCGGCCTTCACTTGTTGTTGAACAAGCTCCTGGACCTTCTCGGGCGTCAGGTTCGGATTGTGAGCCGTGATAGCCTTCGTGAGATCGTCCCAGGTGACTCCGGCCCCAAATAGGACTCCCAGCGGATCAGACTTGAGTTTCTCTAGCGGCACGGTACCGGCCTGCGCCGGTTGGGCTGCTAAAGCCTTCTCGCGGTCTGCGATCTCCCTCTCTTTAACCTGGAGGGCCCGCCTTTGCCTGGCAAGGGCGGCGAACTGGGGGCTCAGCGGCTGCGTCTCAGCTTCGGCAGGAGCTGCGCCCGGGTCTCCATTAGCGTTCCCAGTGCTCAGCGGAGCTGCAGCTGGCGCCGGAGCTGCGGTCGGTGGCGCACCAAGCGATGGGTCAAAGGCCGGCGGTGGCGTGACCTGTGTTCTCATCTTCATGGCACGGATGCGCTGAGTGACTGTCGGCTGCTGATCGGTGCCTGGGACTGGGGCTTCGCCGACGCTATTGGCAGGCGAGGCCATTGGGGAGATCTTCATGGGCTGTCCTTATGCGGCTTGCGCCATTGGCGCGTTAGGGATTAGCGGAGATGTTGGCGCGGGCTGTGGGTTGGCCTGCGGCGTCGCGGCGCCTTGCGGCGGCGCTGCCGGCGGCTGCGCAGCCATCTGGAGCGCATTGACCTGATTGAAGAAGGTCGTGAGCATGTCATCCTTCTCGGGCTCGAGCTTGGCGGCACGGTAAAGATTGATGTATTGGACCACGAGTTCTTTGGCCAAGTTGAGGTCCATGAACTGATCAGGCGGCGTGAAGTCCGCGGTCGTCACGATGCCATCGAGGATCTTGAAGATGCGCTCCTCGCCCGCGTTGGCCAGACGCTCGTCTTGCTCGAGGTCCTGGTACCGCATGAGGCGCCGGCCCTCTTTGAGCGTCAGCATGCCGGCCTGAACCTGATCGGTGACAGTAGCGATGCGACCAGCTGGCGTCCTGGGCAGCGAGGACTCCGTGAAGCATTTGATGACGAACGGATCCTTGATCAAAGTCATCTTTGGTAGATCGATTTCCTTGGTGCCATCCTTAGACGGGTAAATCGTCTGGTACTTACCCTCGCGTTTCGCGATATCCACAGCCACATCAGTGATCTGATAGGCGAGATCGATGAAGATCTGCTCATACTTATTGGAAAGCTCAGTGAAGCGGTCGCTATTGACATCCACAAAGGAGCGAATGGCTTCGCCCGACGTCAGACCTTGGGGCTTCTCGCCCTGCGCCATCATTGTCGATACGCCGCATTGGTTACCGGCGTACTGGATCAGCTTGTCACGCTCAGCATAGAGCTCTGGAGCGTTGCATGGCGCCACCTCATAAGATGGTTTAACTCCTTGAAATTTTACGATCACACCAACTTGGTTGTTGTGATGTGATGACACGATTTTGGAGCTGTTTTCTTGAAAAATCCGCGGCACACCCACGAGTGTGATGGCCTTGGCGATAGTGTAGAGGATGCGGTTGAGCGCAATCTGTGTGCCAAAGAGCTGCGTCGCCAAACCTTGGCCCCAGAAGCCCAGGAACGGATCGCTGTAGTTAAAGAAAACGAATGGGAATTTCTGCTTCTCCCATTTCTCCTCGAAGATGACACCGGCAACAGTCGCCAAGACATGGCGCCCAGGCTGATAGCCTGGTGCCTCCGGATCAGGACCCGAAGGCAGACGCCAGGCCTCGACCACCATGATCTGATCGGCAGTCGTTTGGCCGCTGTCTGGCGCGTTATCGGGATAGCTCTGCGGCGTATCCTCGACAATCTTCTCGGCGCCTTTCTTGCCATCCTTGCGCGCGCGCGTCGCGGCGAGGACTTTGCTACGGTCACAGAGCTTCAGCTGAATGAGCTGCTGCGGCTCGCCATTGAGGGCATCGTTTTCGTCGACAAAGAGATCGGCGATCATCACGCGGTCGACGCAGACGCGCCCATTGTCGCCTTCATAGATCTTCAGCGCGCCGGTGCCCATCACTAGGCCGTCGCGGAAAATCCGCATGACCTTGGCATAGGCATTGACTTGATAGAACTCGCCGAGCATGAACTGATTAAGGTCTTGCGCGACGTGGCGTTGCTTGTAATCGCCGCCATCGGTAAGAAACTTGGGCTCTGGCTTTGATTGCGCGAAGTGACTCGACAGCGTGTCAACGTTGCTCTGGATGCAGTTGAATGTTGGACGGTCTTCGGGAAGCGTCTTGGTGCGGTCGAACTTCGAGACGTTGGAGCCCGCATAGCTATAGACCGCGAGCCCGCAATACATGCGGACATTGGTCGCGAGCTGCCGCATCCGGTATTCCTGAGCGGTTTTCAGGTAAGTCGCGGTGGCGGTGACTTCCTTGGCGAGCTGCTCATCGGTCTCGGCCTTCCACCACTCGGCGAGCATCTCCTTGCTTTGAACGTCGCGCGGATCCCGAGTCCGCATCTGGATCTTCTCGACTGGCCCTTTGATCTTCTTGATCTTCATTGCGGGTTATTTACCGACCAGTTTTCGAGCATCTCATCGGTTGGCGGCGGCAGCCCCACGCCGGGATCCCGGGCATCCGCGGCTTGTTCGCCAGCGGCTAGCGGCAGCTCGCCAAACTCCACGGCATTGCCTTGGAATGTCACTTTGGTGACGCCTGCCTTGCGGCAGAGACGTAGTAACTTCTCAAAATCTTTGAGGTTTTCGATCAAGCTCGGATCTCCAGTGGAATCGGGATGTATTTGCCGCTCCAATCACTGGGATGCTTGGGAATCAGAGCAAGTAATGGGTTCGGTTCATAGATGAATGATTTCATTGGACTTTCATGATGGCAGACGAAATACCAGCGCTTGAATCCCTTCCATCCTGGTACTTCTTGGCTATAGATCTCCTGCGGATCGCTATAGCAGGCCTGCAAGCAATCGCTTAAAGTCAGACATTCCCTAATCTTAACCGTCGTTCCACATTGGGGACAAACCGATGGCCATGCACGCTTGCGTCCGATGCATGCCATATAAGGTTCCAATTTCTTGGAAGTCCCATCGTTGTGGACATAGACCGTCATGCGGGCCTCGGATTGCGGTCCCTCAGCCTACGGGCGCGTATCAGTCGCGAGATTTCATCTTGGGCTTCGTCATCATGGGTTTGATTACCGATTTCATCGCCGCTGTTATCGCCTGTGTAAGACGATTCCAGATCGTCGCGAAGCACGAGGTCATCGAATTGGTTCTCCTCAAAGCCTGCGGTGATCGGTGTGTCATTGGCGACGCGGCCGCCCTGGGAATACATTTGCTCTCGGCGCTTCATCGCGCGTTCCATGAGACCGCCTTCAGCGCACATAGGAATGGGCTCGGAAATGCCTAGATCATCGCCGTCATCCTTCTTCGGCTCAGGCTCCAGCATCTCGCCGCCATCGGCATAGCCACCCATGGCCATCTCCTTCTTCTTGGCACGCCGCTGGATGGCATAGGCGATAGCCAAGTTCTGAGCCCTGTTCCCCGGATGAGCATCCATTTCGGTCTCCACGTTGTGCTCAAAGGCCTTCTTGGACTTGCCTTGCATGAGAGGCATGATTTCTCCTTAGGCAATGCCGAAGAATAGGTTGATAATGCCCTTGATCGCATTCGGGTAAGTATCCACCGCATTCGCCGATGTCAGGACCACGGTGATCACGTCATTGACCGCGGCCTGGATCTGACAGCTGCCGCCGAGTGATGGCTGCGTCGGAGTGGGGTTATTGGAAGCGCCGCCGAGAGTCAGGATTGGCGTGCCGTTCTGATTTACGACCACCTGGAGCCCAGACTGGCCAGCCGTCGACGCGCTGTTGGCGCTCGAGCCGGCCGGCACATAAGGAATCGTGAACTCAAAGGCGCAGGTATAGAGCCCCGCGGTCGTGATGTTGAAGGTCTGCGTGCCAAGACCAGTCACCACAGTGCTCGCAATGGCGCTAAGTGAGTTAATCGTCACAGTTAATCTCCCATTTCCTGGTCTTGTTTGATGTCCTGGGACTGAATATGATCGCAAAGCGACTCCAAGGCCGCCTTGAGACGTGGCTTCTTCTCTGGGGATAACTCCAGAACCGCCATTAAATCATCGACTACAGCGTCTAAAACGCCATAATCCTCGTCCTTATCGGGCGAGCGGCGCTGGACTTCGACGGGTCCGCCTACGGCTCCCTCGTCAGTTTTTCGCTTTGCTGGGATCATTCCAGGTCCTTTAGAGCAAAAGTCTCTCTAAAGGCGTCCTGAGTGCTCAGCACTCAGTCTCCCCAGCCGCCCATATCGCCCCAGTCATCGCCGCCCTGATCCTGTTTGATGAGAGCCTCGCGCTCGCGTTCCCACATCTGATCGTTCTGCTTGAGGTACCATTCGCGGCTCCCGATGGGTGGCGCCTTGACTTTCTCGATTGAATGGTAATGATATCCTAAGCGCCAGGCGTACAGGAATCCGTCGCAGCGGTGGTTTGACAGTGCGGGATGCTCCTTCTTTGGCATCCTGATCTTATCGCCATCCGTCATCCAGACCAAGGTGAGCATCTCCTCCCAGGTCGGCCGGTTCTCTGGCGTCTCAAGGAACTGGATCTTGCCCTGCACCATGTCGGCATTGCACAGCTCAATGAACGTCGCCTTATCAAGCTTGTCGGCATATTCGAAGGGAATGCCATAGCGCTCGCGCATCGATTCCACGCCCTGCTTATTGGCGCCATCGATGACGATTCGGTGCGGAGCCCAGTCGCTGTCCTTCTGGAACTCTATGATCTTAAGGGCCACCTGGTCGAAAGTAAGTCGCCGTTGAGCCCAACTTTTAGAAACAAAGCATCGCTGCTGCGGATCATTAACGTGGTAGGCAGTGAGAACGAAAGCGTTATCATCCTCCCAGCCCAGATCCACTCCAAGGACTCGTGACCATCCGTCCATTGCCAGAATCGGCATTGACTTGGCAAGATTGCGTTGGGGATTAAAGCGGTAAACCAGCTTTTCTTCATCGACCACCCATTGATTGAGGTACCACTGTTTGAACTGCGGCGTTTCCATGTAAAGCGGCCGCTCCCGCTTGATGTCCTCTAGTTCTTCTGCCCACTGGCGCGCAACATGCGGGTTATCGAAGGCGGTCCATTGGAACAACTTCCAACCGCCCTCGATACCGGTCGTCACATCATAGAATAATCCACGAGGGAAGTTCGATGCCGTGCCGGTAAGGCAGATCGTGCCGCGCTCGCCGCCGGCATTGGGATCGGTCATAGCCGGCTTCAGGACGCCATAGACGAGGCTTCTGAGATCGATCGTATACATCGAGGCCTCGTCGATGCAGACGAGCCTGTATTTCTTGCCCAAGAGCTTGCGCATCTCATCTTCATGCGCATCGACGCCAGTGACTTTGATCACGGATCCATTGGGAATGGTTAGCGTGAGCTCGGTGAGGTTCGGTGTGGCGCCGAGCTTGTATTGCTGATTGATGACCCGAAGAATGTCTTTCCAGATGATGTCCTTAGCGCTGTCGCGCGTAAGCCCAATGAACAGGCAATTGCAGCCTGGATT